TACTACTGGTACAAACAATACACTTCTAGGAGCACAAGCAGATGTTAGTACTAGTGCAGCGACTGGTCAAATAGCAATAGGACAAGGTGTTGCTTGTACTGGTGATAATACAGCGACATTGGGGATTGGTTCTAATACTGCATCTTTAGGGCTAGATGGTAGCGACACATCTTGGGCAGCGGCATCATCTGATGAAAGATTAAAAGAAAATATAGAAACATCATCCGCTGGTCTTGGATTTATTAATGACTTACGACCAGTGACATATAATTGGAAAAAAGCAAAAGATGTTGATGAAAGTTTGCCACAATATGAAGATTCTAATAATCCAGTATTAGGCAAAGAATATGGTGAAACTTTACATGGATTTATTGCTCAAGAAGTAAAACAAGCAATAGATAGTCACGAAGAACTTGCTGATGGTTTTAAAATGTGGAAGTTGAAAGATGATGGAACTCAGACTGTCGCTGATGGAAACCTTGTTCCAATACTTGTAAAGGCAGTACAAGAATTATCTGCAAAGGTAGAAGAATTAGAAGAAAAACTTAAATAACATAAGGAGTCAATAATGGCTAAAGAAAAAAAAGAAAAGCCAGTCTTGAATCTCGATGGAGAAGAATACATTATCGAGGATATGACTGATTCACAAAAAGAACTTGCAGGTCAGGTTGGATTAGACCAAGACCATGTAAGGGATATACAAAACAAGCTGAATACAAATGCTTTCATGAGGCAACAATTAGTCGCATGTGAAAAGGCATTTGTAGATAAGTTTCAAAAAGGTTTAGCAGAGCTTAAAAAAGCTTTAGAACCTGAAGTTGTTGAAGCTGAAGTATGAAGATTAAAGGAATATCATTAAGTGGATTAAATAAGAGACAGGAAGGTGCTATGAAAAAACATTCAAAGCATCATACTGGAAAACATTTAAAAGCAATGGTATCTTTAATGAAAAAAGGTAAAACATTTACTGAGTCTCATAAAATAGCAATGAAAAGAGTTGGTAAGTAATGATTATAAGAAGGTGTAGTCAAGGTCATCGAGTTAGGATTCATAGAAATACAACTCCGGGTGCACAGCGCACAAAAACTTATGCAGATGGTTCTACTGAGACTTTGACCTACCCTTCGGCTTATGATTATTTTGTAGATGTAGACGGTAGTATAGAGAAGAAAAGTAATAGCTTTAAAGTAGCTGAAGAATTTTATGTTGCTGAATGTGCTAAAAAACATAGCGATGGACATGGTAGATTAATTGTAGGTGGTCATCATATAATTAATGGTGTTGCTACTACTCAATCAGATTACCCTACAGATAGTAATACAAAAACAGAGATAAAAGATTTTTATGATAAAAGAGATATAAGTTACTCTAGTTCTGAAACAAAGTCAGAGTTACTATCAAGAATAGTTCCCATGATGGCAGGAGACAATGAAGTATCTAAACATTTAAAGGTTTAATTATGTCATTATATAAATACACAGAAAGGGAAGCTAGTAACTTATTAATAGGTCAAAATGGATTTGATGTTGTTGGAGAACACGACACAACTGTGGTTGCTCCAGATACAGGTTCTTGGATTGCTATACAAGCCTTAGGTAAAGATTCTAGTGGCACTACAGAGTTTTTAAAGTTAAAAGTAACATCTAATATCGGGGATGGGATTAGTTCTTTTTTTAGCTTAATACCCGGTGAAATACTTTATGGAAATTTTAGCGGTATAGTTAATCACACAGATTCTACAGCGGTATGCATAGCTTACAGAGGGTAAGAAGAACTGAGAGAATTAAAAGATATAAAAAGTCTAATAATTTTATAAAATTTAAAAAATGGATTTTTATAAAAATAAAGGAATTAAAATGGTTCAAGAAATAAAAGTATTAAAAAATGGAGATTTTATTGTTGTATATGAAGAAGTTAGCACCAGCTATGGTATCCCTGTTCATTATATTTGTAAACACTAACTGTAGTTCTGGGTGGTCTGTAGGTAATTTTGAATTAACTTCAGCAGACACAACTAAAAATACAGTTTTTATTGAAATTATGGCACAAGATAGTACAAAACATTGGTATGCAAATATTTACAATGGGGAGAACTATTGCTTATTACATAACGAGTGGGAAGAAGTAAGGATTAAATGAGTGAAAAGCCAAGAACTGCTAGAAGCTATAGAGGTGCTATTGTTGATGACAATGCTATTATATCCCTTAATATCAAATTTCTTGCAAATGTTATTGTTGCAATTGGTGCATTAGTATATGGATACTGGAAGGTTGAGACACGAATTGCAACTCTTGAAAGCAAAATGCTTGAGGCTAATGAACAGATTGGGAGTTTACTTGATAAACACATCGTGGAAGAAAGGGTTGAGAGAGCAGAGTTGGCAGAAAAAGTAGCCTTTTATGAAAAAGAATTTAATATAAACCCATTAAGCTGGGGTAAGAAAAGGAAGAAAAAATAATGGATTTTATGGCTGTATATGGGGAAGCTGGGATGATAGGCGTAGTCGGAGCTATGTTTGTTTATTTAGTAGTCTCACTTTCTAATAAGTCAGCACAACAACAGGAAACACTAGAGAATTTAAAAGTAGAAAACAAAGGTCAAAGTGAAACTTTAGAAAATATGGAAGGAATGATTATAAAACTTATAAGTAGGTGGAACGCTAGTGATGATAAATTAGATAGAAAATTTGACGCTATGACAAAAGAAATAAACGACTTAGATAATCAAGTTTCAAGAATAGAAGGCTCTTTATCTAGAGTGAATGGAAAGCATTAGTATGGAGCGTGAAGATTTATATGCAATGATGGTTAAGTTTGATGAGCGTCAAAGAACTATATTTAATACATTAGTAAGAGTCGAAAAACATTTAGAAAAGCTAAATGGAAAAGTAGCAGACCATGAAACTGCCCTTGCAAAAATGCAAGTAATGGGTACGGTAGCGGTTGTTAGTTTTCCAATAATTGTAAATATAATAATGAGGTTAATATAATGTTAATGAAAATGGTAGCAGATGAGTTACTATCTGACAAAACTAAAGATGAGATTATTGATGAAATTAATAAAGCTGTTGATATTCCTATCATAAGTGAAAAAACAGAAAAGGCTATACTTGAAGCTCTTTGGAAAATAATCAAAGGTGTTCTTTTAAAAAGACTTGGATTATAGTGGCTGTCAAGAAAAAAAGCGGTAGTAAAAAAGATTCTAGACTTTCTAGAGCTGGGGTTAGTGGCTTTAATAAACCAAAAAGAACACCAAGCCATCCTAAAAAATCTCACATAGTCGTAGCTAAAGAAGGTAGTAAAATAAAAACTATTAGATTTGGTCAGCAAGGCGTTAAGACGGCTGGAAAACCTAAAAAAGGTGAATCAGCTAGACAAAAAGCAAGGCGAAAATCTTTTAAAGCAAGGCACGGTAAGAACATAGCTAAGGGTAAAATGTCAGCGGCTTACTGGGCTAACAAGGTAAAATGGTAATGAAGAAAAAAGTAAAGGCACCTGCCGGGTATCACTGGATGAAGTCAGGTAGGGGAGTTAAATTAATGAAGCATACTGGTAAGTTTAAGGCTCATAGAGGAGCCAGTCTTACCGTAGATTTTGCAGTTCAAATGAAACACGCAAAACCTAAAAAGAAGTAATGGCTAGAAGAGTTAAAAAAGTACCAAAGACAAAAAAAGGAGTTCCTAAGAAGTATGTTAAGGGCTCTAAAAATAAAAAGAAAACAGAATCTGAGATACTTAAAACAAGAAGACTGTATAAGTCTGGTAGGTTGACACCAGCTATGATGGATAAAATATCAAAGCAAAGGAGTAAAAGTGGCAAGAAAAAAAGCAGTAAAAAGAAAAGCAAAGCCAAAAGTAGGCGGAGGTAAAGCCGCAGTTATTTCTAAGTATGCTAAGAGTTCTGGTATGTCTAAGTCAAAGCTTTCAAAAGTTTACTCCAGAGGTCTGGGTGCGTATTACTCTAGTGGTTCTAGACCCGGAGTTAGTGCTCATCAGTGGGCGGCAGGTCGTGTAAGAAGTTTTGCAACTGGTAAGGGTGGTGCTAGGAAAGCAGATTCAGATTTATTTAGGGGCGGTAAGAAAAAAACAGTTAAGAGAAAAACAACAGCAAGGAAAAAAAAGTAATATTATGTACAAGTTTGGTAAAAGAAGTAAAGAAAGATTAAAAGGAGTTGACTCTAGGTTGGTCAATGTTTTAAATGAACTTATAAAAATAATGGATGTTACTATAATAGAAGGATTGCGAAGCGAAAAAAGACAGAAAGAGCTGTTGGCTAAGGGAGCAACGAAAGTAAAGTACTCTAAGCATATGGAAGGCAAGGCTGTAGACCTAGCTCCCTATCCAATAGACTGGAATGACAGAGAAATGTTTCACTACATGGGTGGAATGTTAAGAGGTCTTGGAAAATCAATGGGTGTTAAAATTAGATGGGGAGGAGACTGGGATAGCGACGGAGATATAAATGATAATAAGTTTGATGACTTAGTTCATGTGGAGGTACTAGACTAATGCCTAGACAGCAATATACAATAAGAAGTTTTGCTGGTGGAGTTAACACAGTAAGAGACCCTAGAGATATATCTGAAAATGAGGCTAGTAGAATTGATAACATGTCAATAGATGCTTTAGGAAAAATAAAAAGTGCTGGCACTTTAGCTGAACACAGGGCTAGCCCTTCATCTGGCGGAAGTAATTTGCCAAAGTATATATCAGTAGTAAATTCTAGTTTAGACAATAGGTCTGACAGTAATCCGGGAACATCAACCGGAAGAACTAATAAGGGTGGTGGCTTTAATTTATTTTACTTTGAATCTGACCACAGTAGAAAAAATGAATTTAACGATAACTCGTCTCAAACATTTACAGTGGGTACATCTAGTGGGAATATATGGTTTGTAAATCCTCAAAATAGTGATGTGTCAGGAACTGCAACTAAATCGAGTGGTCTTGAAACACAGGGAGCGTCTAGTAGTTTATAATGGCTTTAGCAATAATACCATCAACCCAATATATTAAATATGAAGGCGATGCTGATTACTGGACTAATGTAGCTGGATTAACAATAGGTGACTCAATAAACGTTTCTGGAAGTCATTTTAATGATGGAGTATACACGGTTATAGGGTTTACTCAAAAAGACTCTGACCATTACATGATGGTTGCCGGTAGGACTATAACAGATGAGGTATCTTTTGTAGTAGCTACATCAGCATCTTTTTCCAATGGAGACAACCATATAGACATAAATAGCAGTGCTGACGTAAGAGTTGGTCAAACCATTGCTTCTAGTGCTGGTGGTCTTGCCGCTGGAACTACAATTACCTCAGCTAATTCAAGCGGAACTTTTGGAATAGACGTTACTATTGTTGGTCTATCTGCAAATGTAACAGGAATAGGAGGGGGAGGAACTAATCCTAGTGCAAATTTAACATTTACATCTTCTTCTGCAGGTGCGGCTTCCAATATAATAATAAAGGGAAGAAAATCTACTGGAGATAGATTATGTGCTCTAGGTGACTCAGAAAACAATGTTGTTGATATATGGTCTTTTAACTCTGTATCAGACCCCACCTCTACAGATGATGGGTGGATTGCATCTGAAATAAACCCAGTTTTAGTAAACCCAGCAAGTGAGCATGTAGAAACTTCAGAATTTGTATTTAATTTTTCTGATGAAGTTTTAAGAGTTACAGATTCTAATATTGAAAACAATTCAATAACAAAATGGTATGGCTACATACAAAGAAGTCAATTTAATAATACAAAAGGTCTAGCGTTTAATGGATGGCATGAACATCCAGTATCTTTAATTCCCCCTACACAAAGCATAGCCAATATAACATCTGGGGGGACAGAGCATACTGTTGCAACAGATACTCACTACAGTGTATTAAATGACATAGTTGAAGATGGAAATGGTAATGACGCACAGACAGCGGAAGCTTTAACTGCTACTGAAGATTTTATTTCTTTTGAATATGCAAGTACAGAATTACCAGCCGCAAATAGTGCATTTGAAGTTGGTCAGGTTTATTCTATTCTTAGCACATCAAATGAGCAACCAGAATGCTTTATGATAAGAAGACCGTCTGAAGGAAGCTCAGGAACTGTTCAGGAAGTCCGTGTATATAGGCAATATGGTGGTGCTAAAGTTGGAGACAATACCGTAGCTGATAATAGTGGAGCTATATATAAAAGAGGTCTAGGATGGAATATAGGAGTAAGTTCTCATGCTGATGAGGGTCAGTGGGATACAAAAGAATATGAGTTTTATCAAACGTTTATATATGATAATTTACAAGAAAGCCTTCCGTCTAAATTTAACAATACTATAAATGTTACCACCGATTTAAAATCACTAGAGTGCACTATATACTCAGATAGATTTTATACAGGTAGAATATCTGGCGGTAGAATATATATAAGAGAAAAAGACAGTGAAGACGAGCTCACTCTTTTTGCAGATATAGATATTAATAGAGGTGCTAGAATGTCTTTAGAAGATGAGTATACTGCTTGGGTTTATAGAGCATCTAGCACTGCGGCTAATACGCAAAATGGAGGTTATTATTCTGCGGCTAGTAGTTCAGTAGGCTTAAAAGCTGTTCGCCCTAATTTGGACACATTTAGAACGTTAAACGGCTATTCGCATGAGTATAAGTTTAACTCTCTTGGTAAGGTAAAAGAAACATACCAAGCTTCTGCAATAGTAGGAAGAAGAAACTTTATAGCTAACGTTATATTAAAAGAACTAGATGGCTCTAAAAGAAAGTATGGCGATAGAATAATGTACTCAGAAATAAATAAATTTGATACTATTCTACCATTTAATTTTATAGATGTTTCTAAGGGTGATTTTGGAGAGTATACAGCATTAGAATCCTTTGCAGACAGATTACTAGCTTATAAACATAACCTAGTTCATATAATAAATATATCCAATCCTTCTCCAAGTGGTTGGTTCTTAGAAGATACTGTGCAAAAAGTAGGAGTAAGCTTTCAACATAGTGTTGCGAGAACAGAGTTTGGAGTTGCTTGGGCAAATGAAGCTGGTTGTTTTTTATATGATGGAAACTCTGTTAAGAATTTAATAACAAATAAGATATCAGTTAATGACTCTACAAATGCTAATGTTTTAAACTGGCAAAGTTTTTCTTCAGGTACAGCCCACGTTAAAGATTCAATGGTTGGTTATGATGCTATTAGCAATCAGTTGGTTATAATGAGGTCTCCAAAAGACACAACAAATAATAGCAATTATTGCTTTATATATGATTTTGATTCTAATGGTTGGGTTTTTAATACTAATATGTTTTCAGACCACAATTATTACACAAATTTTGTAACCGATTGGAATAATAACTTAATAGTGGGTAGAGAACTCAGTGCAACAACAACTGAAATTGTTAAGTATTTAGCCTATCAGATAGCTCAATCAAATCAAGTTTTAGTAACTAGAGATATAGACTTTGGTCAAGTTGGTTTAAGAAAGAAAATATACAAAATAATATTAACATATAAATCTAGTGCAACTCAGGCAAATCCTTTGGAGTATGCTATAAATGGAACTCAAAGCTTTACAGATGTAACCACTGGAGACGGTACAATCACCACAGGAGCTGGAGATAATGACACCCTTCCAACTGCTAGTGATTGGGATGTAGCTGTTTTTAAACCAGCTAGCCCTATAGAATGTCAAAGTTTACAATTAAGACTTAACCTTCCTAGTTCAGGTACATTTGAAATAAATGATATAACTATAGATTATAGAACAATAAGACAAGGTAGCGTATCTTAATGAAAAGAGAAACAAGAATAGCCTTAAATTCTAAACAACCAAATATATATTCAACAACTGATATGTCAATAAGTGGTATGTCAGATGGGCAGATATCAATTACAAAAGGTTCTAATAGACAACCAGCCTTATCTATTAAGAAAGATGGTAGATTGTATAAAACAAATATGTCGTCTGATGGTAACGAATATGTGGATAAAAATTTAATTGTAAACGGAGATTTAATATCTTCAGTTATAGCTAGCCCTCTTACTTTACCTATTGGGGCTGATTTAACTTTAGATTCGAGTGGTACTATAACCCCAACTCATTCTTTTCACAAGGTTGACACGTTAAGCTCCGCATCTTCTGATAATTTAGATATAATAAAAGGCGGAAAAACAGGACAGATTCTTTTATTGCAAGCCGTTAGTGGTTCAAGAACTATTGTTATAAGAGATGATGAGGGTGGAATATTTACAGTTGGGGGAAGTAGTTTCTCATTAGATGATGAAAATGATGTTGCTGTTTTCCTTTGTACATCTTATGATAACTGGTTAATGATTTTAGGTTCTAATATACCAAGCTAATTTAAATGGGTAAAAAAATGAAATACAAAACTATGAAACAATACCAAGAGGGTGGGTTTTTTGGACGCTCAAGACCGCTGTCAACAAAAAGAATGTTACACAAAATAGGTCAAAAAAGAGATGTTAAAATAGCTCAAGATGAACTTGATGAGCAAAAAGCAAATATACTCAGTAAAAGTGGCTTGCTTGGACTTGCAGATAAAGTAATAAGAGGTGTTTCTAGTTCAGTTTTACCTCCTGTTGTTGGAGATTTTGTTGGTAGTCTTGCGTCTGACGCATTAAAAAGAAATGTTCCTAAAGTTGCAACAGGTGATTCCCCAACTGGTTATTTGCAATCAGATTTTGAAACTCTTTCTGACTATGAAAAGTCTCAAGGAACTAATGCTCTTAATAGGGCTTTAGGTGCAGGTGCTAGTGGTCTTTTTAGATTTGCAAAAGATGAACTTGGGGGGTTAAAAGGAATAAAAGATAGAGTTAAACTGTTAAATCTTGGCAACAATCCTATGTCTCAAGCAACGAAGGATAGATTTAGAATTGGTGCTGACCTAGCTTTAGGCGTTCCAACAGGAGAGTCTGGTACATCTATGGCATTAGACGCAATATCGCAAGCTAAAAATGCCTCTATACCAATGAATTTAGCTGGACAATCACTACCTTTTTCGTTGCAAAATTTTCTTTCAAAGCAACTTATAGGTTTAGAAGATTTACCTATTAATATCCCTACGGAATCAAATCAATCAACAGGAATCACTCAAGGTAATTCTTCTTGGGATGCAGGCTTTGGTAATTTCATGGCTTCATTGGGTGAAGAGTATCAAGAAGGTGGGGGTATGATGTCGGATTACTATGGTGGTGGTATGGCTAAGAAAAAGAAAAAGAAAAAGTATGGATATATGGGCGGTGGATTATTAGATATGATGCCCTACGCAAGGAGGATAGTATAATGGCTCAGTTAGATAACGTACCTATAATGGCTCAAAGTGGCGAGTATGTAGTTAGAAAAGAAGCTGTGGATAAATTAGGTAAAAATTTTATGGATATGATAAACAACGCAGATAGACTAGGATATGGTGGTGGTCTTATTCCTGAGGGAGAACATGGTCATTCTGCGATAGATGAGTTACTTGCCATTAATACATTAAACAATCAAGATAGCATAGAGGAAACTAGAGAATCTGCAATGATGCAAGATGGTGGAAGTGTTTTTGGCATGAATATGACTCCCGAAGGTGCTATGCAGGCTATTTATGAAATGCCTAGCGATGATGGAAATAGGTACTATTTAGGAGAGGCTTTAAGACCTCAGCAAAGTTTAAGCAGGCAAATGGCTAGAAATAGAGCGAAAGAGAAAGCTATGAAAATGCCTCAAGACTCTATTTCATTTGAAATGGCACAACAAATTTTAAACCCAGAAGCTCAAAGCGAGTCAAAAAAGAAAGGACTTATGGGTTTGCTTGGATTTCAAGATGGTGGTGAAGTAGAATATTCAATAGGCGTTGTTGACCCACTATGGAATGCTTTAGAGAAGCTAGATTCAATAGATGAACTAGTTCAATCTCAAGCTCCCAATAGCCCTTACGACTTTTCAAAATATCAAAGAAGTTTATTAGATGTCTTAGATGAAGCTGGTGAATATACAACAGAAGATGCGTTAAAGATGTTAGATGAGATTGCAAAAGGAAGAGCTCAAGGTGGGAAGATGCATAGAACTAGATTTATAACTGGCGGTGATGTTTCGCAATCAGAAACAGGAGACCAAAGAGGCGGAATGTATTCTAGCAATTATCAGCCAAATGCTTTTTTTAATAGCTTATACCAGCAGTACGGATTTTCACCAACAGACGATGAGATAAAAAGAAAATTTGAAGAATCTTTCGCATTAGACCTAGGAGATGCTTACTCTGAAATAGAAGAGGGTTATGCTAGTCTTAGAACTAAAATGCCTAAATCTTCTTCAGACAGCACATTTGCACTTTCCGGTGCTCGAGAAAGAGATATAGAAGATGCTAGACAAACGTTGGAAGACATTGCAGGTATTAGTTCTGAAAGAATAATAACTAGCTCCGTAGATGAGCAAACGGAAGCTGGAATTGCGGCACTAGCAAGCGAAGAAGAGGCAGGTGCTGTGATGGGTGAGTATGAATTCCAAACCCCTTATTCCGGTAATCAAAATCAAAGCTCTGGTTATATGGTTGTTGGGCAACTACCAGACACTAATCAAGGAAAGGTTGAATTTAATGGGCAAGTGTATTCTTGGAGCGATGACGAAGGTCGTTACTTGCCCGGTGATTTTAACTTTGGCTAAATTTAAGAGGATATTATGTCAAACGGATTATATAGAAAACAAATAGTTTTAGAAAAACCAGATAGCGGTTTAGATATATTTTTAAAAGAAGTATCTAAATACTTTAGTCCAGAGTATCAAGCAATGCAAAGAGAACAAGGGCGTGCTGATGCTATGTTAGAATTAGAGCAAAGAAAGCAAGCAGAAGCCGAAGAAATTCAAGATGAAAATATAAAAATAAATCAGAGTAGAGAAAAACGTGAAAAACAATTATTTAATAGGCAGTTAAAAGAAGAAGGTGAACAAAATTTTTTAGATGATTTTGGTCTTATTTATAACGAAGAAAACAGAGGCACTAAGCAGGGCATAGATAATGCAAGAGCTTGGGTAGCTAGCAGTCCGAAACTAAGTGCAAATATGTACAATGTTATAGAAACAAAATTAAAGCAAGATGAGGATATGCTTAGTAAGAAAAATCAAGACACTGACAACCTAGGAAGCTTACTATCTTCTATGAATCCAGACTTTCAGTATGATAGCTCAGATTCTATGAGGCAACTGGTTAGAAATAGTGGGGATTTTATGCTTCAAAATTCCATATCTCAAAAGTACTTAGGTGCTATGAGTCCTGAAATGCAAGTAATGTATAAGCAAGATATGTCAGGCTTATCTGAATTAGTTAAGCAAGCATTCTTAAACCCAGATGTATCAGCCCAGAATGAATTTATAAAATCTGTAATAGCTCCAGCCTATACTTCTATGGTTGAAAACTATGGAGCTCAGGGTCAAGATATATCTTCCCCTAGTATAGAAGGTCTTTTAAGTAGAGCTGGTGTTCCTATAGATAGTGATGATGATATAAATTTAGCAAAAGAACTAGGTGGAATGGATAAGCCAGCAGGTATAGGGGATGATGATGACAAGCAACCAGACCAAGATAGAGAGTATTCTAAAATTTTTGATATGCTTGCACCATTTGGAGGAGGCTCAACGCTTGCTGAGGTTGTTCCGGGTATTGTAAACCCTTTTATGTCTGCAATTACGGGTGCTCCAGAAGAAGCAGTTGGCTTTCAAAGAACAATAGGTGGTACTAGAATTGATAGTCCTAGAGGTCAAGCCAAGGTATTAAAGAGAAGCTTAGACAGAGCTATTAATTTAAGCAAGGGTGTTCCTAAAACTGTGATGGCTGGCTCTCAACCTCAAAATAAAAAAGAATCTAAACTTGCAGAGCAAATAGAAATGATAAGAGAAGCAGTAGGTAACGCATATAACCCTGCTACTAAAAAAATTGAAGACCCTGAGATTAGAAAAATTTTTAATAAATTAGCAGGTAAAAACAAGGATGAGTACTATTCTCTTTTAGATAGTATATTCTCAGCAAAAGATGATTTCAGTTTAGATAGGCTTATTAGAACAGAAAGAAGACCCGGAAAAAAGAAAATGAGAAACCCTTTCTTACCAACAGAAGGATAGTATGACTAGGCAAAAATTACTTTCTGCTTTTAGAAATCAAAATCCTAATCTTTCTAGTTACGATGATGATAAGCTATTTACATCTATAATAAAAAAATATCCAGAGTATAGAGACCAACTAGATAATCCTTATGAGTTTGATTCATCTCAGTTGTTAAGCGGACTTCCAAACTTTGTTAAAGATGCCTATAATCAATCAATAACAGGAATGGCTGAAGAGATGTCAACTGGTCAAAAAAGATTTGACCTTTCTGGGTATGAGCCGGGAGTATTAGAAGATATAGGAGCTGGTTTACTTAGCTTTGCTATGCCAGTAGATTTAGTAACTACTTTGGCTGGTGGAGGTATAGGAGGTGCGGCTTTAAAATCTACAGCTACTAAATTTATAACCAAGAAACTAGCAAAGAATGGAGTAAAAGGTAATGTTGCTAGGGCTATTGCTCAAAAAACAGCCGTTAATGTTGGTAGGCAAACTGCAGGGTTAGCCACATATGAGGGTTTTAAAAGTGCATTTACTCAGAAATTAGAGAACGGAGATATTAAACCAGAAGAAGTTGTTAAAGATACTATGTCTGGTGCGTTATTAGGTGGCTCAATGGCTGGAACTGGAGCTTATTTAACTACTAAGGGTTGGAGTACTATGTCAAGAGTCTTGGCTGAAACTGGCGTTCTTGGAACTACAATACCGTTATCAGAGGGAGAAGTACCTGAACCTCAAGACTATGTTAATGCCGCAGGTATGATGCTAGGTATAAAGGCTGTAGGTGGGGCAATAGGTTTCCCTAGTAAATTAAAAAACTTTGTCTTAGAGGGTAGGAAAACTGGGTATAAAAAAGAATTAGTAAAAGAAGATTTAGCTAAAGATTTTGGAGTCGCTGTTGGTAAGTTAGATGATGTGGCAAGAAGGCAAACAGAAACATATTTAGACTCTAAAGGAAATAAATGGAATATAATAAGCCCAGAAGGTAGAAAGAAAATTAAGCTTGTTAATTATAATACAGGAGAGAGTAAGGTAGTTAAAGATTCAGATTTTTCTTTACAATATAGATTAGCAGACGAGGCTCAAATTCCCCTTGAAAAGATAATGCCTTTTAGAGTAAAGAATTTAAAAAATCTAGAAGCATCGCAAAGCATGGATAATAGTAAAAAACAATTACTTAGGAACAGTGCTTTAAGTAAAAAGAAAAGCAGTACGCTATCTGAGTTAGACCCTAAGAAAGACAAGCTTGGCTTAGAAGATATGACACCAGTTGAGTTGGATAGGTATAGAAATATACTTTTAAAAAGACAGTCAATAGGAGATGCGATAAATAAACTAAAGACTGAAGGGTGGGTTACTCAAGAATCTAAGTATTCTATGTTTAAAGAAGATTTTTTTCCTAAACCTATTAAGGGAATAATGGAAGGGTTGACTAGAGCAAAGTATAGAGGTTCTCAGAAAGCACCTGTTAGAAAATATTTTAATGATATTGGTCAATACCAAGTTGATAGGGATGCTTTAAATGGAGAATATTTAGGAAGACTAATGCAAACAGGCTTATTCAACCCTACTAAAAAACAGCTTTCTAGATTTAAAAAACCCGGAATGAGTAATAAAGATGTTGAAGGTGCATACTATAAAAACTTACACGACCTAGTTAAGGAAGGTAAATTGCCAGAAGTAAATGCAGTTACATCTTTAATAGCTCAAAGGTTTACAGCTTCTGGTGGACAAATACCCGGATTCCAGCAGAATTATGTGCCGGGAATGATGAAGAAAGATTTAGCAGATATAATCTTTGATGATATGGTCAAGGCTGTAGATAAAAAAAGCGAAATAGCTAGGGCTATTAAATCTGATTTTAACTACACTGATAATGATTTTATATTAAACATGGTTTCTGACCCAGACAAATGGATAAAGAAAAATCCTAAAGTTGCTGAGTATCTAAACACCTTAATACAGAACTCCATGTCTAAGTTTAAGAAAGAAACTAGGTCGTTGATAAGTGCCAATGTTGAAAGCGGTTCAGGTTTACAATACCTAAGAGCATATCAAAAAGTTGGAAGAGGGTTATCAGAAGAATTGTTTAATACATTTGGAAACTTAGAAAAGCCAAAGAAGTTTAAGATACCAGAAGAACTTTTAGAAAATAATTTAAAAACACTATTAAGTAGGTATGCAACTAAAGCCGCAGATAGAACTGCTTTTGTTAAAAACTTTGGAGTTAAGGGTGAAAAGTTTAGAGCATTAGTTAATAAAGCAGAGCCAGAAGATGACCGAATAATGAGAACCTTACATCACCATGTTAAAGGAGATATAGAATACCATAGCTCTTATAACTATAGTCCAAGAACTAAAGAAGTATGGCAAAAAGTTATGGAGTGGGAAACGGCATCAAAGATAGGATTAGGTTATGCTCCCTTGCTAAATGTAACACAGCCTATGATATCATCAGCTTTAGAGGCTGGCTATCTTCCATTTTTTAAAGGCTTAATCTCATTAAGTAATAAAAAAACAAGAGAACTTATAGAAAGGTCTGGTGTAACTAACTACTCAATGTTTGCAGAAATGATGGGTCATAGTAAAGGCACTCGTCTGTCTAGTAAGGTTGCAGAAACTTTAGGTAAGTATAGTGGGTTTACAGGTATAAATAAACTTAATCAAATTACAGCCGCATCTACAGCAAAAGTACTAGTAGATGATATGTTTAAAATAGTAAAAGGTAGGGGAATTAGGGGTAAGATTAAAGCTAGTAGAGGTTGGGCTTCTAATAAATTAGAAAAACTTGGAATAGACCCTAATAAATCTAGGCTAACTGATAAGGATTATATTACTGCTATGTCTAAGTTTGCTAGAAAAACTCAGCTACAAAAAGATATACTAGAAGACCCATTATTATTTAATGACCCAAGAGCAAGGATGTTTACACAGTTTAAAAGATTTGGTTTAAGACAAACTAACTATTTAAAAGATTTATTTATAAGTGATTTAAGCAGAGGTAATTTTATGCCTATTCTAAGGCTAGGTATGGCAGGGTTTGCAGGTGGTACTATTACATTAAAATCTAAAGCTTGGTTAAAAGAACAGATTTCTGGGGAAAGAGTATTTAATCCAGATGAGAAGATACCAGAAGATTTAATGGATGTGGTAGAAAATTTATCTGCTGTAGGTGCTTTTGGTTTTATGGGGGATGTAATATCTGCAAGTATGGAAGAAGGTAGAACTTACTCAAACGCAATAAAATTCTTAGCGTATCCACCCTTTATGTCTGATTTAAACAACCTAATGTTTAAGTTTATACCTGCACTAGAAAGAGACTTTTCAACATATCAAGCTGATGCATTTGCTAGGATGCCAACTAGATTACTTAGGTTAACAGGTTCTTCTTTTCTTCGTGAAGGCTCAAAACAAATAGAAACCAAGGGATATAAGCTCGATAGAATAAAAGGAACTAAAGCCTTAAGAGTCAAGAAAGTTTTAAATATGCTAGAAAAAGCAAAAGAGCCAAAAGATTATGATAAAGCATATGAAGAAGTTAGTGCTTGGAATAAATCATTTCCTCAGTTTCCTATACTAATGTCAGATATAAGTATGAAAAAGATAATGCAAAGAAAAATGCGTAGATACAAGAAAAGGGTTCTAGGGTAATGCCTAAAAGTATCAATGAATACTTCCAACCTTCTTCTACTAATGTTCACAACAATATAGATGACTTAATATTACAAGCCGAACTAGATAAACTAGCACAAACTGGTAGTATGCGTGCAGATACTAGACCTCAGTACATAGGTGGAGTACACCCTTTTGTAGAGAACATAGCTCTGTCTCCATTACTTCAATTAAAAAGTCTTGGTAGTGTAGGTAAAAAGATTTTAGAAAAAACTGGTCTACGCAATCCAATATCTCATTATACTAGAGCACCTGCGTTGGGCGGTATAATGAAATCGGGTTCAATCAGAGGTCGTGAAGCATTTCCCGGAAAGCCATTTAAGAGAGACACACCACCCGCAGTCTCGAAATTAATTAAAGAACTCGAAGAAAAAACGCTATCAAGTGCTGATGAGTTGCAATTTTATAAGGATGAATTAATACCGGGTTCACCATCGGTTTCGGTGACAAGAGACCCTATGTTCCTATCTAGACCTCACAAAAGTATAGGTACAGATATTAAGTTAGTTATGGATAGAGATGAATTAATTAAAAAGGGGTTAAAGATTCAACCTTTTGTTCACAGTGGATTTGAAAAAGTTTCTGACTTGAGTAAAGCCGGTCTCGGAAAAGCTATGAATAGAATATTTGAGTTTGAAGAAAGAGTTAGGGGTAATATTCCAGTAGAAAATATTAAGCTTATAGATATATTAAAATTTCCTAAGTGGAAAATGGAAGAAGATATACCAAATGTATTAAGAAGAAAGTCTAATATTCTAAGTAAAGTTATTTCAAGTGGAATACCTATGGTTATGAGTGATAAAGCTAAGAGTCAAATTTTTAATATGCTAAAAAACAAAGAGCTTTTAACAAGTAGAGAAATTAGAAAAATAACTAACACTCCAACATATAAGTTCGACCCATTTAAGCGTTAAAAAGGCTTAGGTGTACCACTTACATTCTCTCCTCTACCTCGTGCTAACTCTACTGCCTCAGATTCTGTATTAGTAACTAAACAACTATTACCATGATAGCCAACCTCACAAGAGTTGGTACTGCCATATCTATTCTTAGCAACTATAAGTTCCAAGAAACAATCACTGTTGCCATCATCTCCATACCTAGATACCCAAGGATAATGTGAAAATACAACTATCTCTGCATCCTGTTCTAAATTACCAGACTCAGCTAGGTCAGATAGCCTAGGTATTCTATCATTTCTATGCTCCATATTCCTATTCATTTGTGATACTAATATAACAGACATATTCTCAGCTTTAGCTAACCACTTATAGCTACGACTAACATCACCTATCTTTAATCTCAAGTCTCTCCTGTCATGAGTAGGGTGTTCTATTAATCCTATGTGGTCATCAATAACTACATCTGGATTTATAGCTTTTATCTCACGGAATGTTCCTTCTATATCTCTAACATCATCAAACATAAAAAGCTTATCGCTGTATGTCTCTGATATAGTGGCAGATATATCACTTAATTCTACTTGGTCTATGCCTATGTTATTTCTTAAGTTCCTATACTGCAAGGACTTAGACTCCATAGCTATAAACTTCTTCATCATTTCAGTGTTAGGCATTTCTCTATTAAACATGGCTACCTTTAGTCCTCTATGAACTAAGTTCCTAGCTATGTTTGCGGCTACAGTAGTCTTAGCATTGCCGGGTCTCCCTGCTATAATAGTTACCTCACCTCTAGTCATGCCAGTTATAACTGTATCAAGTGTTTTTATACCAGTTTGTATCTGAGTAGTAGAGTTTAGTATCGAATCTTTAGTCTCGTCTAGTAAAGAATCTATATCGAATGTTTTATTTGGTTGTAGCTTTATTATATTCCCAATAGTTGTATGTGCTTCTTCTAATAGGTTGTCTGTCTGAACTGACCTATCCTTTATACCTTTAGATATATCACTTATCTGTACATACAATATCCTTCTTAGGTAGTAGGCATGTAGTTTCTTAGCATAAACAACTGCATTAGAAGGAGAAGTAACTGAGTCAAGAAACCCTGTTATCTCATACTTTGCACTATACCCATCTGCATTGTTGCCAACCTCCTCACATATTGTTATAAGGTCTACATCTTCTCCATTCTTATTTAGTTTGTCTATTGCATTCCAAACTTTCTTATTGAAAGATGAATAGAAGAAGTCTTCTTCTGGTATGTACTGCTTAACTGAATCTATATAATCACTATTAGTTATTAAGCAACCCAATAAAGCCTGTTCTAATTCAATGCTCTTCATTTATCTCCCTTAATTTAGGTGGTATTCTATCTAAAGACTTTCTCTCATATTCTTCTCTGAGCTTAAATCTCTTACTCTCGTTTTTAATTATTCCAGTAAGATACTTTAAGTTAAATCCTTGTTCAACGCCACCTTTCTTTTTGAATCTATAAATAGATTCCATTACTATGTTATCATTTATTCTCTCTATCTCTGATAAGAAACCTGCAACATCTACATCATGTATAGTCCAGTGCTTAGATAAGGATACAATCACCTCATCTATTAACTTTAATACCCTTGGAGACCTAGCTAATCTCAAAGACTTAAGTCTAATAGACACATCTTTCTTAAGTATCTTGCCAGAACATAGTGGGCATTTAGCCACAGAGACCGCACTCCTCAATGTCAAGTGGTATTATGTCGAACATGTCTTGCCTAAGTATAGTGTTTCCTATGTTATTACCTGAAGAATCTAAAGTTCTAGTCTGATATGCAGACCTACACTTTCCACATCTATAAACCTTAGAGCCTACAGAAGGTGGTAGCTTATCTCTATTTATACCAACTGTAGGAACACAACCATAGTCTATCCAATCATCTCCTAGAAAGTATTTAATATCCAAGAATCTTACCTTCTCTAGGGTCTTGTAGTGGACTCCAGATTCTTTAATTTTTTCATAATAGTCAACAAATCCGTCATCAATATTATACCGTATGCTTGACCTCTTGATTCCTTTACGCACTGAAGGTGTAATCCCTCTATTTGTTCCGATGGCTTCAACCATTCTGCTATCCTTTTCCGTACCTTACATTGTACGGTGTATTCTTCTATTGTTAAATCAACCTCTGCGTCTAGACCTAAAGACCTTCCATCTGAACCCCATGCTCTCGTAGAATCTAGACCGTATTCTTTTGCTAGGTTTACTATTTCTCGTTCAAACCTATTTCCTTTTGCTTTGCTTTTTGATGGCACTTTTTCTAGTCCTTTTTCTTTTCTTTTTGAACGGGCTCTCTAGAAACTTCTGAATCCCCTTCTCTATTTTCTTGAATAAATCCATTTATTTTTTCCTCCATGAATTTAGTATATGTTTCTGTTTCACCCTTCATATCTAAGTAGTTATAAAGGAAGTCACCTAAAACATCTATTGCTTTCTTATTAGCTAGAACCAATCTAGATAATGTGTTAATATCTTTGGATATAGTTCTCTTTGTTATTTTATTATTATTTTTTTTCATATTTAATTGTATAAGTGGAGAGTAAAATTTCTATTGAATGTAGGTAGCCAACCGTTTTAACTCAATTAATTTTTTGTTATCAATATTAATCTGAAAAACAACTGCAATCTATAAACCCACTTGCTTATGTGTTCTGCTTATGGGATTAAGTTTGTTAATTATTATTGTAACTATTACTCCCCACTTATAATCTTTATTTAACCGTCTATCTTTTTTTCTATTCTATGTAGTCTCCATATATGACTAATCTGAAGACATAACATCATTAGCATAGTAAATTCCCAATAGGGAAAGTATTCTGCACTAAACAATGCTTCCCAATAGTATCTCATTTCTTACTCCTTTTCTTTTTCTTTCCAAGATTCAACAATGTCTTTGTTTAGAATTGATGGAGTATACTCTTCATCATCAAAAATACTGTTAGCAATCTCTATTAAAATATCTTTTGGATTTTCTTGCCCAATCCAATACTCAAGCATTTCTTTATTTACTCTCATACTACTCTCCTTATATTAATTCTTTGGGCGTTTTAGAGACAACGAAACAACAAAACAAAACTCAAGGTACGCCCTAACCATAGGAAACAAATTCTAATATATATATTAAGTATGGGGTTAGAATAACTAACCCCACACTTACGATTACTTACTACTTACTTAAAGAATATGTAGCATACCCTTTAGTATTGTCAGTTAATATCTTCATACCGAAATTATTTCTCAGTTCAAAGACTACTGCCGCAAGTCTATAGATACCGAATCTATTAACTGCGGTTTTGGCTGTAAGTTTCTTTCCTGTAAATAGGTAGTCTCTTACTTTCTCTAGTTGTGTTTTTCTTTTTCTTGCCATTTTAACTCCTTATTGTATGTTATTCTTAATGACTTTATTAGATTATTTTCTTCAGATAAAGATAGTTCATATACTGTTTTACCTTTCTTAACATTAGATGCAGTAGATAGCATTAATTCTATGCCTCTCTCCCATCCAAAAGTATCCGTGAACTTCTCTTGTATCTCATTCCACTTTTTTATTTCCACTAGGTTCTCCCCCGTATTCCGTATTCAATCTACTAGGGTAAAGCTCTTCTTCGTCTGTCGTCATTCCTTCTTCTGTGTTACGCTCTGCTATCTCGTCATATTCTTTTTGCAATTTACCCTTCAGTATCTCAGCTTCCTTATGGTAGGAAGATAGTTCTTTACCATAACTTATTAAAGTACTAAGAGACCTAATGATTATGTTATACTCACTATTCGTTATTTTCATCTAGAATGGCATGTCAGATAAGTCACGCTTACCATTGCTCCATGAGTAGACAGAAGTTACTTTAGGAGAAGTTACTTCCTCTCCGTCTCTATTAGTCCATTTCTCATGCTTGATTTTAACTATAGCAGGTGAACCCTCACAGTTAGATGGTGAAAATACAGGTAAAGCATATACTGTTCTTCCATCTATCTCTTTTTCTTCTGGCTTTATACCTAGAGATTCACATACATCTTTGAACTCTCTATTACCACCAGAATTAGGTTGTAGCTTGTCGTCACTAGGATTCTTAAACCTAAAGAAACCCTTAGAGCGTACCACCTTACCTACAAACATAGAACCACTGTGCTCTCCAAACATTTTGTCTGAGTTATCAGTAGCTAGTTTGAAGTTTAGATTGTATATATCTGCTAGGTGTTTACCCCGTATAACAACATCTTCCTTCATTGTGAAGTCTTTCACATGTGCATAATAATCTCCTTCTGGAATTATTACACTAGGTTTATCTTCAGATGGGTCGTAGTAAGACTCTCCACCCATTACATCTTCAAGTGTTGAATTAATATCACTCATTTTCTTTTTCCTTTATTTGTTCTATTCTTGCTATTACTTTATGTATATCGCTCTTGTCAATATCTCCATTTTCTATTAAAAGCAATATCTTTTCTGTCCATTCCTCGCTTAAGCCTTCTGTTTGTTCATATAGAAATTCTATATCTTCTTGACTTAATGAGTTATCTTCTACTCTGTTTCTGTATACATCATCAGCTATGTTTAAGTACATATTAAAAGCCTTCTTTATACAATCTGTATTAGCTGACTTTATATCATTACCTACATCTACGAACTCCTCACTTCCTCTCTTCTTCTGTATTCTATGAGCCGCTGTCATATCTCCCTTTCTCCATATACCACCTTCAAACCATCTCAATCTACCATGTACCATAAACGCCTCACTACCTAGAGTCTCTGTCTTTATTATAGTCCAAGACCATCCGGGATAGTACTTATCTGCCATCTTCTTCATATACCCAACCTCTACATAGTCAAGTCCAAACTTTTTCTTGACCTGAGATTTAGGAGTATCTTCCATAGATACTTTCTCATGAAGATTTCGTATAGTATCAAACACATCACTAGTGACTAATGAACTATCACTAGTTGTTTCTACTGATGTAATCTCATCACTCATTTACACCTCTCTTTCTATTTAAGCCTCAGCCTTGTCGTCATTAATTAATAGTGAGCCTAATGCATCACTAGTATTAGCCATCTCTTCAGCTTTAGCTATGTTCTTCTTAAATTTAGGTAGTTCTTTTTCTTGGTTAGCAACTACAAACATTAGATTCATCAACGCTAGTTCTAGCTGACTTAACCTAAAGTGAAGCTCTTCTACCTTACCATTTAGTTTCTTATAATTTTCCCATGTTTCCACGCCTGTACCTCACTTTTACTACATCAGTTTCCCTACCACTTAGTCTATTGATATTGCCAGAGCGTAGACTAGCCTCTTTGTAATCGTCAAATACTCTATGTGGGTAGTTCTTATTTATTACATCTGTAAAAGCACCACCTCGTATTAACCACCAAGTAGTACCATTCTTTTCTTCTTTGATTGTCCATCTATCCTTCATCTATCTCCTCTCTTTGTTTATTATAAGGGCAGATATCTCTAACATCACAGTAAGATTTGCACTTAGTACCACCCCACTTTTCTTCATCTGTGCATTCCTCTGGCAGTTCACCATTCTCTAACGCCCTAAGTAAATCATCTCTCTTACTTCTAAACTTATCTCTTAAATGTTCATCATTTATAAATGGAACATCTATCATGTATATATTTCTATCTAATCCCCTCTCTCTAGCAATTTGCAAACCACCATCACGAACTGTAGCCTGTACATACATCTTTTCTACAGGGTATCCATAGCTCTCTAGTAAGAATCTATAAAAGTTTACCTGCCATGACCAATCTTCTAGGTCGGCAGTATCTTTATCTATGTAGAATTCTTTTACTCTTCTTGGCGTACCTTTCTTTCCCCATCTCCCACTTCTCTTGTATACTTCTGTTGGGTGCTTTGAGTGTTTGAATTGCATACCTAAACACTTGGCTATTTTATAAGAACCAGAAAACTTGTAGTCTACAAGTGTCTTTGTCTCTTTATCGTATAAGTCTATTGTTCCTGTTACACCTAGACATTCTAGTGTAACCTCTGATACTAGTCTTTCTTTTATGAAGGCTGATTCTTCTAGTTTTAAGTGATGTAGAGTACCTGCCAAAGAGAAAGCATTGTCCTCTGGATAGATATAGTAGTCATCTACTCTCTTTAAGTATGCTTCACATGTACCACTAATTAACTCTGTTGTTGAAGGTTTTCTATCGGGGTCTCTATCTGATGATAAAAGTAGAAGAGTGGGTAACGAAACACCCATTCTTTCTACATCAACCATCCCTCTACTCACATTTTCTAGAGATACAACCTCACCATCTGGATATTTAAATCCTTTTAACGGCATGATTTCACCTCATTTTCTCTATTTGAATTTATTAACTTAATCATAATTGATGCAAGTGTTATTTTAAATTTATTAATTAAATTCATCAATTTCATCAATCTCATCATCTATAAAACTATAGTCTATAAATCTCTCTATGTATATACCTCTATATTCTAGCTCTGAAAGTTCATTTTCTACATACTCTAGAAAATCTTCTTCTCCTTTGTAGATATGTTCATTATCTTCTGGAGCGTATACTGCTAGTTCTACTACTACTGTTTTAAATGTTCCTGCCATTTTATCTACCTCCTTTAAACTTTGCTATTCTTTTATTAATATAGGAACTTAAGTCCTCCCCAAATGTGGGTACAATATGTTCAAGATAAGATGATGATATGTACTCTTCAAACTTATCATCTTTATACTTAGATATCTCTATTCCTTTGTTTATTATAATATTTAATATAGATATCCAATTTACTATTTTCCATTGATTTATAGTACCTGAATGTAGTCTAAACTCTAAGCTACCATGATAGTATCTAGAGTGAATGTTTAAAGCACAATACCTAGCATCATTGTATTTTTCTGTACTAGGAATAGAGTTCATCATTACATTATAGTACAAGTCTATTAAAGAATCCTCTGTCTCTACATTTCTCAATGAGCTATTATCTAATTCAAAATCCCTACACCAATTAGAATCCTGTCTAGAATTAGGCATCATATCTTTAAGCATTCCTTGAAAGAATTTATATACTATACCTACATGAGCGACTTCTCTTGGAGTCATATCTAAAGAGTTAAAGTGTACATGTAGTCCACAACTTCTATTAATTATTGCATTGTATTTATCTTTCCAATCCATTAAATATACTATACTATCTAATAGCTTTATAGAATTTGCAGGGTATGATACCATTTCTACTCCAGAGAACCCTTCAAAATCTGATGTATTTATTGAGCCATCACTACATGTAGTCCAATACTCTGGTGTATCTATACCATCTTCATCTGGGATTAGGCATTCTACTTCTATACCAACCATTCTATTAACAGGGAAGTCACTACTATAGTCTTTCTCTTCTGTTAATCTAGAAGAAATAGGTAGTTTTAAGTTTTCTAATCTACTTATTAATATCTGTTCTCCTCCATAACAGTTTTGACAATAATAATAATCATTGCTATATGAAGCATCATCTCTATGCTCAACTTCATTACAAGATTCACAATAGATATATGTCTCATTGAAACAATATTCACAATAGTAGGCATCCCATGCACTATGAGATTCATCGTACAATACATGTTCTCCACAAGCATCACAACTACAATAATGTTCATAATAGCAATCCTCACACCACAGCCCATCTACATCTACTTCTATAGATACAACATTATCATGATTATGTTCCTCTTGGCACTCTACACAAATAAAAGTATTTTTCTTATCTTGACTCATACTAGACTCCTATGTTTGTAGTGATAACTCCCACTATAAATGCGTTTATTACCTTTAACCAATTAAGTTTCTTAAGTGTATCGTATATCTTAGACTCTACATCTTTTGATTCTATATCTATATCAATATTCTCATTACTTAATGTCTCCATTTGTTCTATTAAGAACTCTAAGTATTCCTTGTAGGAGCTATTAACTAGAAAAGGATTTTTTCTAGCTTTTTCATACAGCTTCTCAATTACATACTTCTTTGATTTAAGTTTTACAGGGTCTGGAAAACCTACTAGTATAACTTTCTTATTTTTTATCACAAGTATTAACTCCTTCTGTATATTCACAATTAAAGCACACATTTCTATTATATCCATCCATCCATACTTCAGCCTGTGGTACATACTCATAACAATAGTCGCACTTTAAAGTTCTACCAGCATTGCTATTTAGATACTTAGTAGCTGGAGAAGTGTAATACTTAGTGCCTCCCCAATTATAGTACGAAGTATATAAGTAGTCATCTTGGCTAATAGTCTCAAACCCTACAGTATCATGATTAGTTCTACCATCAAAGCTATCAGTATCATATGTAAATATATAATCTTCTGGTACATTACTTATTGGTAGTCTCAAACCTGCTCTAATCATAGCCTCTTCCATAATGCTTCTAGTAGAAGCCCAGAATAGAACTCTAGCCTTCTTCCAATACGACACTACCATAGGTCTACCACTTTCTCTAGCTAGGTGTACTTTCTTATTACTATCTTTTACCCAAGTAATAGCAAAGTCTCCATTTATATCTTCAAAGGCTTTACTCATCTCATTTCTATTAAGTGATTGAAATAGAACTTGGGAGTCTACATCTGGAGATGGCTTACCCATAGAACTAGCTACATAATTGTAGTTATGTATTATACCATTATGTACACCTGTAACATCACCTATGTTAAAAGGGTGAGCGTTCTCTAGTTTTACATCTCCTGTTGTTGCTAGTCTAACATGCCCCATAGCGATAGTAGTTTTTCTATCTACTTTATCAAGTATGATAGACCAATCTTTACTATCCACTAACTCAGATGAATCCATAAGAGTCTTATATGTATATCTAGCTTTGGGATTTATTATAGAAAATCCCGTACTATCAGTACCTCTTATAGAAGATTCGTCTGTAAGCTCAGTTAGTAATCTCTTAAGAATTTCTAGCTGATTGTCATTCTGCTTTTCGCTAGTCTTAGCGAAACCGAATATTCCACACATTGTTCTCTCCTTTATTTTCTGTTATTAACAATATTTATCTATTCGTTTTTCTATATACTCAACACCATTTATACCTGTTACATATCTAAGTATATCAATAGATTGAGTCTTGTTAGAAATTATCTTATTGTAAAGACTATTGTCTCTACTTAATTCTTTAGATTTAGACATTATTTTATTAAGAAATAGTATCCAATCTTTTATAGGTTTAGATTTTACGCTACCTTCATGATATCTAAATTCTATTGAACCATGATAGAGCCTAGCGTGTATATTAGTACCTATATATCTAGCCGCATTATACTTACTATCATCTATGTAAGTATTTTCCATACCATAATAGCTATTTAATAGAACAGGTAAATTGTCTATATTGGCTATGTCTTTAGTACTCATAGTTATAGGTTTAGCATACTGAGTACTTCTTCTATCTTCTGGTATGCTCTCATATATTAAGTCTTGTATTCTAGACATTATTAGTAGAACTGATTTTATCTCTTTAAATCCAAAGTCTATAGCGTTCATATGTATATGTACTCCACAACTCTCATCTACCTCATTCCATTCATTAGTATTAGCAGATTCTAATGACATTAGAGCGTTATCTACTTGTTCTCCTATTATTGGTCTAGCAGTTCTAAATTCTACACCATTTTGATTTAGAGAACCATCTTCTACAACTTCAAAGTGTTTAGGTATTTCAGCACTATCTACATAATTATCTACACTATCGTATTCTGTTATAACCTCGCTTTCTATACCAACAAATCTATTAAACTCACTCTTACCTGCGAACTTATCTGGTAAACTTCTAAACCTGTATGGAGTACCTAGTACACCTGTAAGTCTCATATCTGTACAACTATAACATAGACTAGAATGATTTACTCTTGTAAATTTACTATCTTTATTTCTCATCCATCTATCTCTATATCTTCTCTTTTCGCTTGAAGTAGATAACCCTCTAATCTTCTCTAGGTCTATGTATTCTATCTCTTTACATCTATCACAAGACCTAAAGAATGAATTAATACATGGTTCACAACTTTTATAGATATCATTAGATAAGTATAAATCTGTTATAGAACCCATAGCTCTAGCTTCTACTAATTCCATTACAGGAAAACTATCTAGACATATATCGCATGGTATTTTTGTATTACTATAACACCAATTGCAATAGTATTCTACTGTATCTTCAAACTTCTTACGCCTGTAAACTCCACCTATATTATTACAAGAGTAACAACTTTCATAGATTACAGGGTTCTGCTCCTCTAATGTACACTTGTGTATAGCCCCTCTAATGTATTTATTTAGATAGAATCTATTATTATTTTTTATTCTACAGTCAAACTTATCTACAAATGTTCCTTCTTTTAACTTTTCATATAGTGGTAGAATGTGTCGAGTTGATTCTGTTAATTCGTGGAATCCTCTATGACAATTGTTGTCTCTAACCATATGTTTTTCTACTGATTCTTTTCTGTAATAGTTTATTAAGAATCCTCCATATGCTACACTATGTGTATATTCTACTGTATGCAACTCTCTACTACAATATAATAGGTCAGTTGGTCTACATACTAAGTACTTAGAATATGACCTATCTAGCTCATTAATTAATCTTACTAGGACTACTAGTCTATTATCCTTATTGGCTGAATTGTCTTTTAATACATCTACTATTCTAACCATTCTACTATCTACATCTCTAAACAACTCACTATCTATAGCCTTACTTTGTCTATTGCTATGTAATGTTCTAATATTAATTCCTCTAAAGGATTTATAATTAGTGAATCTTGCATATCTAGTATTAATTAATAGAGCTTCATTTGAATAGAACATCTCTTATCTCCTTTATTGCTTGTACTATATAATCTTTATATAGATAAACAATGCTACTAGAGAAAATGGTCAATAGACTAATATGACCTTCTCCACAAGAGCCAAGTAGATGATGAATTATCTCTTTCATACTATCTCCTATCCTGCTGTTATTGTTTACTTTACTAGACAACCCAGTAATACTCCATGTTAGTAGACTCACTCCATTGTTTACCAAAGAGTTCTCTACTCTTGTTAGAGTAATACTTGAAGTCCTTTCTAAGTAGGTTACTTCTATGTGAAGCGTGTACTCTATTATCGCCCAACCAAGAGGGCATCTTTATAGAATCTGGTAAACCTATAAGTTCCATAGTATTATTGTAACCTCTAAGTATCCACTCTTCTATCATTTTGTTTTTGTAGAGTAGTAATGCTTCTTCGTATCCTTCCCACATTAGAACGGCTGGATGTCTACGCCAACCCTTGTATTTTTTGCCTTGTAGAGTTGGATTATCTACTAATACATTGTAGATTTGCAAGGCTTCTACTCTCTGCTTACCTAGTCTTCGATAGTCTAGTATTTGTGCAGATAGAATAAAATCTTTATCTGGTAAAAATGTTTGCATCTATTATCCTTATCTATTATTAAAAATTTCCTTCTGCTACTTGTAGACAGGTTAAACCTTCTTCTCTCCACATATCTACTACTTGTTTTCTATCATCTACTACAAATAGTATATGTTCTTTTAGATAGAACTTGTTTAACCAACCTCTTTTTAACTCACTATCTTTTAAGTATATATTCTCTTCGTCTCTCATCATTAGATGGTGATAATCTACTTCATTGTCGTATAGCCATTTTTCTGTAGCTTCTCTAGTTCTATCAGAGCGACCAGATAGAATATGTATTACATAGCCAGATTTATATAGAGAACGATTTAGCTCTATTACATCTGGATTAGGTTTATCATATTCTATAAACTCTGGATTGTAGAACTTTTTCCAATCTAGCTTACCACCTTCAATAGAACAATGTTTTATTCTATCTTGGATATTTGCTAGAGTTCCATCTAAGTCGAATATAACTATATCTTTCTTAGTTCCAAACATCTATTATGTCTCCTTATAGATATGTTTTTAATACTACGATTATTATATAGAAGTATGCTACTAGAAATAGGTGGTGTTCAAATCCCTCTACTACTTCTAGTGCATACTCTACTATATCTATTACTATGCTCTCTAGCTTAGACATCTACTAGCTTACTCTCTACTTTATCTGCATAGATTTTAGCATCTACTAGATTTCTAGCTCTAAACTTAGTACCATCTACTAACTTATAGGTACTATAATTAGAGAACTGTTTTTTTCTCTTGCCTTTAGGCATCTACTACCTCCTTATCTATTAGAGCCTAGAGAGAGAATCGAACTCTCTATATATACCATACTAGGCTATTTAGAGTCTCCAACCTCTGATTTCTATTATGAAATACTAAGAGAGGAAACTCTGTAGAAACCATAGTCTCTACTTATTATATTTACTATTTGTGATATGTTCTATTACCCTTTCATCTATATTACCTCTCTCTCTATTGGTATCTTTCTTGTTTTTTCTAGTACATCTTCAAATTTACTAGATAAAATTTTTGCATCTATATCATTATCTCTATCCCACTTTCTACTAAATTTTACTATACAAATTCTTAATGATTTTTTAATTAAAGATAAATCTTTTCTATTAAGTTTCATTCTCTATTAAAATCCTTTCTACCAAGTCTTTTCTTCTCTTAATATCGGTCTTAGAACTCTTGGTGTTATATTAGACCTAGTCTTTCTACTATGGTACTTGTTATCTACCACCATTCTTCTACGAGTATTAGCCATTCTCTTAGCTTGTCTCTCTAACATTTCTTGTTCTTCTTGTTGTTCTAGTACATTTGCAAGAGTTAGTTTCTTGTAGCTAGTGCGACTATCTAGGTCGTTTACATTTACTATTATTCTTTTACTATAAGCATTCTTTCTAATAATCTCTATTACTTGCCAAATACCTAGTAAACTACTACTAACATCATTAATATTAGTATTGGTATTTTCTACTGTATTGATTATCTGTAAAGAATAGCATCTACTACCTATAGCCTTAGAAATATTAATATCTATTACACCTGTACTACTAAATCTATGTACATCTATCGGCGTAGGCGATTCAATATCTACTATAAGATTGTTTCTATTCATTTTATACCTACTATTTAGTTTCTACTATTTAAACATCTACAAAATTCGCATCTACTATATGTATCTACTAGATACGAAGTTAATAGATAAGTTTATACTAACGAGGCGAATATTTCTACTCGCCCCGTTTCTATTATTACCGTTCTACTTAGCCACATTCACAGACATTTTCGAAACTCTAGGGAATCCGTTTATCTCCATACACTCATTTACCTCTTTTTTCCTCATAGTTTCGAATCTTTCTAACATATCGCATATTTCGTTAAATTCAGGGAAGTTAGAACGAAGTACATCTATCTTGCCTCTTGTTGCACTTGATACAGTACCCGCCTTGATTCCATCCGCCACTATTTCTTCTACCTTTACTGTATCTAATCCAGAAGCGATTAAAGTTGCTCTAAGTTGCTTTTGTACTAATTTTGCCATTTTAGTTTCCTTTCTATTATAACGCTTTTTACACTCATTCGACCTATTAACACCATTAGTAGAATGTGAATTTCTACTATTATGAGCGTTTTGAGCGTTTTGTTTATTTTGTTGTATTTTCACGCCATAGAATACAAATAAAATAGGTGAAAAAAAACCTTGATTATTAACTATTTTTGTTTATGAGAATGAATCTCAATAAACGATTTTACTTGCTTTTGTCGTTATTTATTCGTATAGGGATTTATTGAGACTTAATCTCAATAAGGATAGTGTTATTGATAATGAGACCTAATCTCATTTAGGTATCTGGGAGTCTTGTTGCTAATGAGACGCAGTATCAATAAGGATATTTAAATGCTAATGAGACTCAATCTCAATTCCACTTTTCGAACGGGAATTCGAAATTTCAAACGGGAATAGACGGGGGGGCATAAGCGCAAGAAAGGCTGACACACATTATTTGGCTATTTTTTAAGAATAGGTGTTTATATTGCCTGTAAAATCCTGTATATCTATTATTTCTAGCTTATCTGCACTTTTTAGTCTAGAAAGTATTTCTGCTATTTCGCCTATAGTTTTACTAGATGGCTCTAATATGTCTATTATTTTTAAATTTCGTGCTATTTCTATAGCTTTGTTAATATTATCGTGGCTATTCTCTCCATCGTAAGCATTAGCTAAGGCTTTGTCAAGTCTTGTTTTCACTTCTTTCCCTCTTTTTCTTTGTTATATGTGTGGTAGATATTGTATACAGTGTCGCATTCATCGTTAGAGCAAGACAAATTAGTTACTATTAACTCTGTTCCGTCTTCTCGGTCATCATCTAAGTCTCCACCCCATACTAAATCTTCATTACAATGCCAACATTCCATTTTCTCAACCTTTTTGTTAATTAAATTTACTAGTGATTAAGGTATTGAAACAAGTATTTTTAAAATATATTGTAAATTATATTTGAGGTAAGGGTGTTTAGTAGGCTAGAATAGTTTTATTTGGCGATATTTTGCTGTTTAACGGCTTCAAAGTAGAAATAACGAGTATACTATCGAATGTTTAGCTTTTCAGCTAATTTTGAGGGAATTTGAGGCTTATTAGTTCTTACCCTATAATATAGAAAGTCTAATATCTCATGTTCTGCTTCATTTCCACGAACTCCTGCCACCATAGTGACCTTCTCTACCTCATATCCTTGACTAGTTGTATTTTCTACTTGTTCCCACTTTGCGTCTTGGAACATCTTGTTTATATCTAGGTCTTCCTGTTGTAGTATTATCAAGGTTACTACCAAAAATCTTTTCATAGTTGTCTTGATACCTTCTAATATCTGATGTTCTATCTTTATCTCCCTTACCATTCATATCTTTTCTTTCTTTTTATATTACGTTAGTAATATATTTCTTTCTTTTACTAAGTATACTAAGTAACTTTTGGCTTAAAGCCCATTCAATTTACTAATAAAAAACAAATAATGCAAGTACTTTATAAAAAAAGATAAAATAAAATAATACTTGCGACATATATGTTTATGTTTATAAATTAGTTACGAGAATATGACCAAGATATTAAACATTGCTAGACAACATTGTGCTAATTGGAATGCAGGTAAATGCGTAGGATGTGTTTTCAATCGTAAGCATAATAAACTTTTTGTATCACTTGATTCTAAATTAAGTGGTAAACCCTGTGTGGTTGAGAAAGGATGCGATTATTTTGAATATGTGGTTATTCCGGGAATAGCTGATGAGAAAGTAAAGAAGTCAGCTATGCTAACAAGAAAAACATAGGAGAAGAAATGAAAATAGGTGGACATAATTATAAAATTAACTTTGTTGATGAGATGAAAGTTGAGGGTGGCAGTATAATGGGCGTTCATAATTGTAGAGATTGTACCATTAGCATAGATAAAGAATTAACACAATCCAGAAAGAAAGAAACATTAATACATGAAATACTTCATGCTGTTTTAACAAATGCAGGATTCCAAGAACAAGACGAACATTATATAGATACCATTGCAAATGGTTTGTTTCAGTTAGGAGTTGGAGACTTTCTTTGGAAGAAGGAAGGATTGCAGTAATGATAACATCAATATTAAAAAAGATTTACTTCTTTATAGAATCCTTGGTTGTAATTTGTCTAGTAATGGTGCTTAAGGGGGTAGTTAAGTGAAAAGAGCAATAATTACCCCTGACAAGCACTTTCCTTATGAGGACAAGAAAGCCATTAAGGTTTTATGTAAAGCTATTGAACTTGTAAAGCCACAGATATATGTAGATTTAGGCGATACAGGTGAGTGGGAGTCAGTATCCCACTGGCAATGGAAAAAGAAAAAGAGACCACCTCTTGAATATCAGCTACCATTTGTACATAAAGAGATAGAAGCTGTTAATAAAGGGATGGATGTAATAGATGCTTCTTTGGATAAAGCTAAAACCAAGGAGCGTCATTTCTGTGAGGGTAATCATGAAGACTGGCTTAATAGGTTTGTTGAAGAAAATCCATACTTGGCTGAAACAATGCTCGTCAAAAATGCATTGCGTCTTAAAGAGCGTGGATACAAGTATCATAGAATCGGTAAAATGCTCAAGATTGGTAAAATTAATTTCTATCACGGTCATCATTTTGCAGGAGTTAACCACACTCGTAATCATCTCCTTAGGCTCGGTGGTAATGTTATGTATGGTCATCATCATGATATTCAGCAAAGCTCTATTACACACATTGACGGGGTTAAGTCAGCGTGGTCAATAGGCTGTTTGAAAGATATGAGAGCTGAGGCTAATGAATGGTTAGGAAATAGACAGCATAATTGGCAACATGCTTTTGCTATTGTAGACTTTCATAAGAATGGAAACTTTAATGTTACAGTGCATCAGATAGTTAATGGTGTTAGTACGGTAGATGGAAAGGTTTTAGATTACAAGTGAAAACTAGAACTATAAGTAAAAAAGAACATATACTCTTTGATAACGAAGAAGAGTTTAATAAGTATATGCCCAATACTCCTATAATAACTGATTGGAGAAAAGGTAATGAAGGTGATTGGGTATTGTGCGATGATGGTCAAATATGTCAAGTTCTTAAAAGAGGAGAGATGAAAAATGGAGTCGGGAATATTTATAATAGCTATATCAGAACGGTTATTGGTTCATTTGTTTGTAGAAGAGGAAGTGCTAGCATGGAGGGCGACATGCGAAAGAATATATACTCGTTTGGGGCTCATGATAAAACACCTTATCAGACAGTAAAGCAAAGGAAAAAGCCTACAAGGAAAGAATTTTTATTTGCTAAGTATGTAGCTAAGGGAGATGAGGTTCTAGATGCATTCATGAAAGCATACCCTGCAAGAAGTAAACAATATGCAAAGCGTGAATCTAATTTATTAATGAGCACAAAAAGGATACAAGGTTTGATTAGAGAAGAAATAGAAAAGGTTATGAATGAGGCTGAGATAACGCCTCTTTATATACTTGAAAAAATGAAAGATATAATTGAGTCTACCACATCTAGAGATAGTGATAAGGTTTCTTTGTTAAAAGAATTAGTTGCTATTGCTGGTATGAGAGACACAGAAAAGAAGTCAGAGTCTGTAACTTTATTTCAGGGTTTTTCTCCTGAGCAACTCGAGGCTATAGGTGGTAATAACACAAAAAAACTAGCAAGTGCTAAAAGGGAAATAGAAAGCTGATGAATTTATACGAAATAGTTGTTGAAGTTCTAGAGCATGCTGATGGTGAAAATGTTGGTATTGATGATGAAATATCAAGAGAAAGCATAGCTACTGAAGTATATGAACTATTCTATGAAAATCAAGTAAATTCTCCATATGCCGATAATGGTTATATAAAAAACCTAGAAGAATATTGGCATTTTAGAGAAGATTTTGATGAGAACGAATAAGCTGGCAGTATACGGAACTCTTAGGGATGGTAAGCGAGATACTTGGAAAGTTGATGGCTACTCATTAGTGTTCCCGGGTCACAGAAGATTTCCTGCCGCATTGCCAGATATGGAGCAAACTGACTTGATTGTGGAAGTAATGGATATTGACGATTATGATTTGAAAAGTTATGATAGGTATGAAGGTATATCTTCTGGTCTTTATGAAAGAAGAATAGTAAACGCATACAATAATGATGAAGAAGTAGAGGCTTGGATGTATACTATAGGCTCTGCGTTAATGCAGGGTAGTGGTGTATTTGAAATGGTTCCCAAAAAGGATTGGATGTCGAAAGAATGTCTAAAGCTCCGAACATAAATAAAAACAATGTATCTGAAAAAGAACGTGTCCTAGAGTTAGCTAGGAGAGATATAATAGCATTTGGTCAGCTATTTCTTCCAGAAGACTTTATGAAGTCTACTCCTGCCGCATATCACTATGAACTAAATGACCTTCTTTTAGATAACACTAAAAAAAGAAATTGTATCATACTTCCTCGTGGTCATAGTAAATCAACACTTGCAAAGACAGCACTATTATATCACTTATACTTTAATCCAGAGGGTAAAAAAGAATTTATAGCTTGGGTAGCAGAAGAGCAATCTCAGGCTATTGACCATATAAAATATATACAAAACCATATAGAAGTAAACCCTGCTTTAAATTATTATTTTGGTGATATTCGTGGAACAAAATGGACAGAGAAAGAGTTTACAACTAGTAAGGGAGATAGGGTAATAGCTAAAGGCACATCACAAAGGCTTCGTGGTAGGTCTCAACTAGGGTTAAGATATACAAAAATAATACTAGATGACTTTGAATCTGAATTAAATACAAAGACTCCAGATAGAAGAAGAGAGATAAAAGAATGGGTTATGTCTACTGTAGAGCCTGCACTTGAAAACTCTGCTGAAAACGAGGGTTCTATATGGTTAATAGGTACTATTGTTCATTATGATTCTTTTCTACAAAGTATATACGATGGTTATTTAGAAGCAATTAGAGATAAAAGAAAATATGCTTGGGATGTTATATATCATAAGGCTATAGACTCAGATGGTAATGTTTTATGGGGGAGTTATTTTAGTAAGGAAAAGCTAGGCGATATAAGAAAAAGATTTGAGGATGTGGGGTTAACCCATAAGTTTGCACAAGAATACCTTAACGAAGCTAGAGACTTAGAGAATGCTAAGTTTAAAACAGAAAGACTAGAATATTATGACCATGAGTTTGAAAGCAGAGATGGGTTTGCCTATATTGTAAACTCTAAGGATGCTATACCTGTAAATATATATATTGGAGTTGACTTAGCTTATGAATCTAATGAATCCAGTGACTTTCAAGTGATAATGATAATAGGAATAGATAGCAATAGAAATATATATGTTATTGACTACATGAGAGAGCATATGCCCTTATATGATATGCCAGAGCAAATACTCGAATATGCAAGGGAGTATTCTCCTGTTAAGCGTGTAAATGTAGAACATGTTGGTGCTCAGGGAATAATAAAAGACGCTGTTAATAGGATGTCTGGAAGCGAAAGAAAGGTTGCTCCGGGTATAGCACTAGGGGTAAGACCTCCTTCTGGTATTAAAAAAGAAGATAGGCTTGAGTCTTTACTAGCTCCACTAGTTAATCGTGGTAAAATGTTTATAAAAAGAAGACATACTCACTTGGTAGATGAGATGTTTCAATTTCCAAAAGGAAGAAATGATGATGTCCTTGATGGTCTATGGTATGCTGTTAATAAGGCAAGACCACCTGTTAGTAAAAGGTTTGATGCTATAGAGTTTATAGAAAATAAAGCTATAAGACCTGTTAGAGAAAAAACCAAAAGAGTTATATCTTGGGTAACAGGGCAAAAAATATAAAAAAGTACTTGCATTAATAGTATTTTATTTATTATATTTTAAAATAAAAAGGAAGGTGTACACATTTCTAGTATAAGAGAGTTAGAAAGTAGCGAAGTAAAGCACTCTGAAGTTAATAGACAGCTATGGAGAATGTGGAAAGATGCTAGGTCAGAATGGGATGTAGAAGCAAGAGACTCTATTGATTTCTTTCTAGGTAACCATTATTCTCAAGAAGAATCTGATGCTTTAAGAGCTGTTGGTCAAGGAGATTTTGTTATAGACCGTGTATATGCGGCTATTGAAAAACTAAAATCTTTATTAACTTCAAGGTCTCCAAAATATAGTGCTGTAGGAAGAGAAGACTCAGACAGTAGAATAACAAATGTTTGGAGAACTGTTCTTGAGTATATATGGGATATATCTGATGGGGATACTCAGTTTAAACAAGCAGTACATGATTACGCAACTGCTGGCATGGGTTATCTATACGCATATATAGACCCAGAAGCTGATTATGGAAGAGGTGAGGTTAAATACACATATTTAGACCCTTTTCGTGTTTACATAGACCCTGCATCAAGACATAGGTATGGAGATGATGCTTCCGGAATAATTCTTTCCACTATACTTACTGAAGACCAGTTAATAAATATGTATCCTCAAATTGAACCTTTTATAGGGGAAATTGAAAGTTATTACGATGAGGAAGACTATCCTAGCTCTGGTAGAAAAAACTCTTCACAGTCTTTCACTCCAGATTCTACATATGAATCTGAATATAATAGAGTAAATAAATATAGAATACTAGAAAGATTTTCAAAGGTAAAGGTTCCTTTTTATAGAATTTTCAATAAGCAAGATGGTTCAGAAGTTATACTTGATGTTGAAAAATATGAAAATTTTGTAGCGTCTGAAGAAGCTAAATTATTAATACAAGCAGAAATGATAGAAATAGTTGAAGTTACTCAGACAAGAATTAAAGTCTCAGCAACAGCAGGAGACCTTCTGCTGTATGAGCAAATATTAAATACAGACATATATCCGGTAATACCAGTTCCTAACATATGGACAGGAACTCCTTATCCAAAGTCTGATATATCAAAAGTAAAAGATTCACAAAGACTTTTAAATAAACTTTTTTCTCTCACTCTCTCTCACGCACAAGCCTCAGCTGGATTAAAATTAATGGTTCCTGAGGGGAGTGTGGATGATTTGGGGCAGTTAGAACAGGATTGGGCAAGACCTAATGCTGTAATACCTTATAATCCCGAATTTGGTGCACCTCACTTTCCTGCCCCACAATCATTATCTGGAGAGTTTTATAATTTAATGAGTAGACTAGAGCACTATATAGATTTAAGTTTCGGTATCCCAGAACTTATGCAGGGTTTCAAAGAAGGAGCCCCTGAAACTGTTCGAGGAACTGCGATGCTTGCCGAGATGGGCGAAACTCGTGGTAAATCAAAATTAAGAGATATCGAAGGAAGTTTGACAAGGTTAGGTAAAAATTTATATAACCTAGCTAAGGGTCATTATACTTACGCAAAGACATTTAGAATTGTACAGCCGAATAATGATATTACAGAATTTACGGTAAATATGTATGATGATAGAAGTCAGGAAGTTAATGCTATACAAAACGACATCACGGTTGGGCATTATGACGTGAGGATTATATCCGGTTCCACTTTACCTTCAAATAGGGTAGCTGAATACAATATGTACCTTGAAGCGTATAAGATGAATCTGGTAGATGATGTCGAGGTTTTAAAGAAAACTGAAATCTTCGACAAACAAGGTGTCTTACAGAGAAAGGGTCAGATGGTTAAGATGCAATCATATATTCAACAATTAGAATCTCAGGTTAAAAAACTTAGTGGAGACCTTCAGACAGCAGAGCGTGAAACTATAAGCTCTAGGAAGAAGGCTGAGACTGAGAAGTTTAAATCTAGGCTTAATGAAATTCAAAATGATACCAAGTTTAAAACTAAGGTTCAAGTTGATAATCTAAAAAGAATTGTTGATTCAGAAACCCAAGCTGTAAGCTAATGAAAACAGAAGTAGTGGGAAGTTTACCCGGTTCTGCTTTTACAGACATCTTTTAAAAGGTGATGCTAAACTAAAAGAAATCGGAGAATATAATGGAAGACACTATGCACGATAATACCACAATAGAAGGAGTTGAAGGCGAAGTTTTAGAACAAGTTGTTCAGCCTGAGCAGGTTGGAGTTAATACCGAAGAACCTGTGTCAGAGGAAGTTGTTGATGAGTCTAAAAAATTTCAATCAATGTATGATAAGAAATCTGCTGATTACGACAAGCTTAATAATGAAGTTAATGAACTACGCAAGTATGAACAACTGGGAAAGGTTTTAAAAGAAAGACCAGATGTTGTTGATGCTATGAAAAACACTTTAAGTGGTAATCCAGCTAGTAAAGAAGAAGCCCCTAAGGTTACAGAAGATTCTTTTGACCCTTGGGAAGCTTATTACAAGCCGGGTTCACCTTCGTATGAAATGAGGGTTGAACAAGAAAAAGCTGTTGCTCAACAAGCTGTTAAAGAACAGATGGCTGGGTTTCAGCAACAGATGGCGATTAACAACTTGAAACAAGATTTAGCAACTAAGCACGGTATATCAGACCCGAATATGGCAGAGGATTTTATACAATTTGCAACCACACCTAGGGAAGACCTTCCTTTGGATATGTTGGTTGATGTTTATAGAAGGTATAAAGGCGGAGAAGATAAGGTATCACCGAATTTAGAGGCTGTTCAGAAGACCAAGAATATTCCAACTACGGCTGGAGTAGTTCAAGGTTCTGCACCTGAACAACCTAGTGAGCTAGATGATGTGTGGAAAGGAGTTATGAACTCATCTAGAAATACTAAAATATAAACAAGGAGTCCTAAATGGCAACTTACAATCAAGGAATTGTGAATGTTGGTACCCCGGGTGAGCCTGCTTCAGGCTATCATACTCGTAGGTTATTTAACTTCTCAGACCGTGTAGCGGACTTGGCTCCAGAAGAATCACCTTTTTTCGTGTATCTTTCAAAAGTAGCTAAAGTTCCCACAGATGACCCACAATTTCGATTTTTAGAAGACAGAACCAAGATTTCTATGACTGACCGAAGTTTTTTACTTAACGGTTCTCATAGTGTACCTGCGGCTGGTTCTAGTTTAACATACACTGTGGATACGTCTGCTGGAGCTTCAGTAGACTTTCTTATTAAAGGAATGGTATTTGCAGTTGAATACGCAGAAAATAATGCACCTGAGACAATTATTGTTCGGGTGGAGTCTTCACCAGTAGACAATGGAGATACAAGCTCATTTGTTGGTAAGACAATTTCTTCAGTTGATGGAGCTGAAGCACCTGCTGACAATGCAAAATGTACTGTAATTGGTACATCTTTTGTTGAAGGCTCAGGTTCTCCAGACGTTTTTTCAGAAGAACTAACAAGCGATTCTGGTTTAACTCAGATTTTTAAAACAGCTTGTGAAATGTCAAATACTGCCAGAGCAACTCGTTATCGTGGATACGCAGATGAGTTCCAAAGAATTTGGAATCTTAAACTTCGTGAGCATAAAGTAGATATTGAGCGTGCAATGTTGTTTGGTCAGCAAGCAACAGTTGGCGGTATACAGTATACTGAGGGTATTGCAGGACACATCATTAAAAATGGTACTGCCGTTCACGATGATAGTGCTCTTTCCTACTCTTCAGGTGCTCCTTATTACAGGTCTTCTGCAACTTCTGAGTTAACATACGATAGAATACTATCTGATTTTGAAGTCGTGTATGACCCAGCAAGGGGTGGTTCAGATGCTAAATTAGCACTCGCTAGTTTACCTGTAATTACATTCTTTAACAAGCTAGGCTCAACATCTTTTGTTGACCAGTCTATTGCTAATGAATTGCGTTACAACATGGAAAAATCTGTTGGTTCTTTTGGGCACACAGTTTTACAGGTTGAAACTATTCACGGTACAATGAACCTAGTAAAAGAACCTCTATTTAGGGGCTTTGCTTCTGGTTTCTTATGTATGGTTGATATGGATAACGTAGCTTACAGACCATTGGTAGGCAATGGAGTTAATCGTGATACTCAAATCTCTACTAATGTTCAGTCTGCTGACGAAGACCTTCGTAAGGATATGATTTTAACTGAGGCTGGATTGGAAGTTTCTCTTCCTGAAAGTCACTATCTAATCAACTTAGAAGGAGTTTAATAATGGCTAGAGCAAGTTATTTAGAGCAAAATAGTGGTAGCAGTAAGCTAAAGCTGAAGGTCGAAAATGTAACTGCCGCTAGAACATTAACAGCTAATGATTCTGGTAAAATTTTTACATTAGACCAAGATGCTTCATTTGATATTACTCTTCCAGCGGCGGCTGATGCTGGAGCTGGATGGCACGCAAAATTCATCCTTACCGATGCTGGCAGTGGAACAGTTAAAGTTATCCCAGATTCATCTGAAGATACTTTAATTGGCATGATTGCTTCTGCAGATGGTGCGGCGGCTGAATCAGCAGAGTCTGGAGTTGATGAACTCATATGGGTTGCTTCAACTGCGGCT